GAAGTTTTAGAGCAGCTTTGGGTAGTAGCTAAAATTGTTAGCAATTGGGCTACTCGTATAAAATCAAAAGCAGTCGAAGTAGCTAAGGCAGGAAAACAGTTTCCTACTCTTCAATTAAAATCAATGGGGGCTACAAGATCTTGTTCAGATAACAAAAAATTAATCGAAATTGCAGAAAAATATAGTTTATCTCCTGAAGAAATAATCGATACTGTCCGAATGCCTTTAGGATCAATTGCAAAAGAAGTAAGTAAAAAAGCTCCCGACGGAGAAAAAGGTCAAGCAGCTCAAGATTTTCTTGCTGAGTTAGAAGAACAAGATATAATCAGCTACTCTGAAAAAAGGTACACCTTGTCAGAAAAATAATTTTTGGGTAACCAAAAAACTAAACACATAAATATAAAAAACATTAATCATTAAAAATGAGCACCGTTAAAGATAAAAAAGAAAAAATAGTAAAAGCAGAAAAAGCAGAAGTAACTACAGGTCAGCCTAACAATGGTGGGTTCGTAGTATCACTAGAGGATGTAGACATCCCTAGATTAAATGTTATTCAAAAGATGAGTAGCATTGAAGGCCCAGTAGGTGGGGTTGTAATTGATAAGTCAGATGTTCTTATAGAGAAAGACGAAAGAGTCGATGTCATTATAGGACACACCAAAAAAGGTTGGAGAGAAAACATTCCTTTTGGGAGTGACGAAATGCCAAGAATGGCTTGGAGTGAATCTGAGAGAGCAGAAATAGAAAGTGATTCTGAATACGGCAAGATGGTTGTATTTGCTGATATTACTTTTTTAGTTCCTCAGCCTGAGAATGCTGATGATGAAAATGATATCTACCAGTATCCAATAGGTGACCAGAACTACGCTCTTGGTGTAATCAATGTCAGTAAGGACGGCTACAAGTTTACTTACAAAAAACTAAACACATTCCAATTGTTTAATAGTACATTGCCAATAAGTGCAAAGGTTTGGTCTTTTGGTACTGAACTTATAACAAAAGGTCAGCACAGTTGGTTTGTTCCAACATTGAAGCCAACAAGCGAGAATGCCCCTGAGGAAGCTGTAACCTTTAGCCAACTTTTAGGAAGTTAAATTATGAGTGAATTACAAGATAAAATTGAATCGTTAGACAAAGTAGAACCTAAAACATTTACGATGGACTATAACGATACAGTTGAAATTCCAAGTCAATACAAAGAAGTCATCGCAGAACACCGTAAAAGTTTAATTGATATCAAAAACGATTTGGTAAAAAAGACAGCTTTGCTTAAAGCGGAACAAATGAAGATTGATTGTCTTCTTAGTTTTTTCAATTCAGAGGCTGATGCCAAAGAATAGATTTGCTATGTCAGCAAGCAAAGGGAGTTTTTAGGAGGTCTCCCTTTTACAAAGCCCTGATGGTTGAGGGGCCATCAGGGCTACTTTTACCCTAATAGCTATGAATACTTATGCCCTAGATTTTGAATCTTACTATGACAAGCACTGCTCTATACGAGTGCTTGGGCCTGTAGGATATTTTTCACACCCTGATTTCGATCCATACCTTGTTAGTGTAGTAGGAGATGACGGATACGAATTTGTAGGAGACCCGAAAGAATTTGATTGGTCTATTCTAAAAGACAATATAGTGCTTTCCCACAATGCTTCTTTTGATCAGGGGCTTTATTTATTTGGTGTAAAAGCAAAATGGTGGCCTTCGGTAGACTACAAAGAATGGCACTGCACCGCAGATATGTCTGTTTACTGTGGGCACCCTAGATCTTTAAAAAAAGCTACTGAAGAAGTATTGAAGATTTCATTAAGCAAAGAAACTAGAGATGCAATGAAAGGCATTGAGTGGAGTAAGATGGATGAAAAGTTTAAACAAGAAGTATTAGACTATGCTACAAAAGATAGTGAGTATTGCTTACAGCTATGGCAACACCTTTCAGAATCATGGCCTGAGAGAGAAAGAGAAATCAGTAGGATGAATAGAGAAAGCTCTCAGAAAGGACTACCCATAGATGTAGAACTTCTAAGAGAGCAGAAAGAGAAAATAAACCTTCTTTTGTTTGAAACGGAAAACACTATCCCTTGGATAGACAAAGCTCCTATCCTTTCTAGAAAAGCTTTTAACGCAGAGTGCAGAAAAGCAGGCGTTGAGCCTCCAAAGAGTTTAGCTCTTACGAATAAAGAAGCCAATGAGTGGATTAAGAAAAATGGAAAAGAATATGTGTGGATTGAATCAGTTAGGAACTACAGAAGGGTTAATTCTGTTAAACGTAAAATAGAAAGTTTTGAAAATGCTACGTATTCAGATTTAAGATTTTATGGAAACATAATGTACTTTGGGGCTTCCGTTACAGGAAGGTTTAGTGGAGCAGGAGGCAACTTAAATCTACAGAACTTACCTAGAGGCGAGATGTTTGGATGCAATCTTAGGCATTTAATTAAAGCTGAAGAGGGCAAAAAGATAATAGTAGCAGACCTTTCTCAGATCGAAGTTAGAACTTTGTGTTGGCTTGCTGAGGATAAAAAATCTTTAGAAAGAATTAAAAAATCAAAAGATATTTACGAAGCATTTGCAGTACAGTTTGGGCTGTGGGAAGAAGACTCTAAAGAAGCTTTGAAAGATGTAGACCCAGTTCTAAGACATAAAGTCAAAGCAATGGTTTTAGGGTGTGGTTATGGAGTTGGCTACAAAAAGTTTTCAGATGTTTCGGGGTTATCATTAGAAGACTCTGAGGAAGCTGTAAACTTATACCGTGAAAAAATGAGCTCGATAGTAAACTACTGGAATACTCTTAATAAGAGTATGAGATCTTCAGAAAGAGCTACTCAAGAATTTGTTATAAAGTTACCTTCTGGCAGGAATTTAAATTATGGGGTTATAACCCAAATACAAAAAGAGAAATTTTATGAATACTACGGGCTTGTAGTAAGAAACTCTGCCCGAAGATTAATGAAACTTTACGGAGGCCTTTTAGCAGAAAACGCTTCTCAAGCTTTGGCGAGAGATATTTTCTGTGACTCAATGCTCCGAATGGAGAAAGAAGGCATAAAAATAATTTGCCATGTTCATGATGAAGTAGTGATTGAATGTGACGAAGCTGACTCAGAAGAAACCTTAGACAAGGTTATTTCTATAATGAATACCCCTCCTTCATGGATACCTGACATACCGTTAGACTCTGAAGGACAAATATTAGAAAGATACGATAAGTAAGATGTTTAGATATATAAAAAACCACACCTCTAAAGATACTCATACATTCAAAGATCCTCTTAATGTTGAGACTGGTCTGTCCTATGAGGACACAAAGAAGAAGTTTCCTACAAAACAAAAATTCAAAGAATGGGAGGCAGACCCTAAGACTGAATCTGTTTTCTATACTTTGGCAGAAGGTGATAGTCCTACAGAAAGAGTTAGCAAAACTAATGAAGTAGTCAAAATATATGGAGCTGTTTTTGACTACGATGCTCCTGCTGAGTGGGAGGTAATGCCAGAGCTAATACAATCTATAAAGGAAAAATACATAGCTCCTACTTACATTAGTAAAACTTATTCCAATTACATCAGAACGGTTTTCCTTTTTGAAGAACCTATATTTATACCTGCCCCAATGTATGAAGGCTTTATGAAAAAGTTTGCGGAGAAGATTGGAGCAGAAAGGCACTTTGCAGGCTTTGATAGTTGTTCATATAAAGCATCTCAAACATTTCACTTTGGGTGGGATTGGAAAAAAGTAGGAGAGGTAGTAGAGGGAAGTGTTTACAAATCTGTTTTGTTTGATTGCGGTTTAAAAGACGCTCCTTCTTCTGGAGCGACTGCAATACCTCTAGAAAAAATATATGATCAAATCCAAAAAGAATATCCTAATAAATGGACAGGAGACTTTCAGGTGGGTTCTCGTGGCCCGTTGTTTTGGGTAGACCCCTTTAAACCATCTGAGGGATGCCAAGTAACAGAAGACGGACTTATTTGTTATTCAACGAGAGCAGAAAAACCTTTTGTTAGTTGGGTTGATTTGTTTGGTAAAAAATTTGTTAAAGAATACGAGACCCAAAAGTTTGGTGTTTTGTACGATGAGTTTTGGTACAATGGGAAAAACTATTACACTTTAGACGAAGGGTTCCCTGTAACTATACCTGAGAACCTTTTAGCTTTAGAATTAAGAAGCAGAGGGTTTTCTTTAAAGAATGCCAAAGGCAAGTCTTTGAATGAAGTAGAAGCAGCAAGACTAGCGATAGCTAAACATAACAGGGTTACGGAAGTAGCTCCTTGTTTATGGAATGAAGAAAGAGTTGTCAGGTACAATTCTAATAAGATTCTAAATAGTAGTAGCCTTTCTCCAATACTACCATCCGAAACAAGAGATCCTTCAAAGTGTTCTTTTTCTTTGAATTTTCTAGAACAACTTTTTGATAATGGTATAGATCATTTTTTTGCGTGGTGGCAGAGAGCGTACTTATCAATTTTAAATAAGAAGAAAGCACAAGGGCAATGTTTTATTATTGTTGGGGAAACTAACAAAGGTAAAACCCTTTTGTCGAATAAGTTTATTGGCGACTCAATGGGTGGCTTTGCGGATGCTAGTGACTATATTGCAGGTAATACATCTTTTAATAAAGAACTAGCTGCTAAAGCAATATGGGTTGTTGATGACACTTTAAGTGCTGCATCTTTTCAAGATCAAAGAAAAGCTACAGAGATAAACAAACGGATAGTTGCCAACCCTAAGATAGAATACAACGCTAAGTATTGTGATCCTGTTACAGTTCCTTGGACAGGTAGAATTATAATGTCAGCAAACTTAGACGCAAACAGTCTGTCTGTTATTCCTGCTCTAGATTCTAGCAACTCTGATAAAATTATGGCTTTACTAGTTAGTAAAAAAGCTACGAGTAACTTTCCTCCAAACGAAGTTTTAGAAGCTACTATTAGAGAAGAGATGCCTTATTTGTTGAGAGAGCTTGTAGAAATGACTGTGCCCCCGAAGCTTAAAGGGTCAGAAAGGTACGGCATTAAAGGCTACATAGATCCCTTAATTGCTGATGCAGCCTATGATAATTCAAGTAGAAGCTCTATAGCTGAGTTAATCGACTGGTTCTGTAAGCACGCAAGAAGTTCTTTAAATGTAGACAACATTGAAGTATGGCACGGCACATTAACAGAACTGCAATCTTTGGTTCTAAGTCTTAACGACGGCAGACATATTGGTTTATCTCATAATCAAGAACTCCTTAGAAGAGGGATGCACTCTTTAGAAGAGGCTTCATTTAACAATAATAATATTAGACCTGTAAGGTCTCACGGTAAAGGCGGAGGTAAATTATGGTCAATTGATCTTGATTGTAAGTATGATTTAGGTAAGAGTATGCTCGATGATTAGTGAAAAAAGAGTCTTGAATTTTATAGATCTTCATTTCCCTGATGAAGAAATTATTTACCCTGAAGGGTTTGAAAGAGCCTTTGTAGGTATAACTGCCGAAGATGAATTTGCTAAAGCAGTTATGTCAGTAAATATATGTATAGATATACTTGCAGAAGATATGTCGAGACAACAAGCTGAGGAATATTTTTGGTTTAATATAGCAGGAAGTAAGATGGGTAAACATTCTCCTGTTTACATATACACCCTTTCTGAAGGAGGGGAAGATGTTAGTCCTTACGAATAAAAGTTTCAGGTATCTCTAAATCTTTTATTTTTATATGATATCCTGATACTCTATAAACAAACCCTTCTTCATCTGTTTCATTTTTCTTTTTAAAGACAGCTCTTTCAAAAAAGTCTTCTGTTGTAATCCAACCAACGATCCAAACGTACCTTAAATCTTTAGACACTCTTGTGAAGAAATAAACATTGTTTGCAGGATCAATATTTTTTGGGCCATTAACAGAAGCAACATAATGTTCTTTAGGACACCCTGTACAGGTTTTGCTTTTTACCTCTATTTTGTTTTTACCTTTGACTATGTCATATTTAAAAACTTTGTTTCCTACATATCTAGATCTTGGTATAAATCTATTAACTGCAATCTCTCCTAAAAACCCAACCATTCTACCTACTCCACGAGTAAACGAATTAGGTAATACTCCCATCTCATCGCTCATTTTATGGGCTTTGTCTATATCCTTACCTTTTATCTTATACCTTAATACTCTACCTTTTGATTCAGCAGACGGGTCTTCTTCAAAGTATTTCATGACTTAAATCTTTTTAAGAAGTTTTCCCATGCAGGAAAAAATATTTCTTCCATACAACGGACAACAGCTTCTTGGTCATAATTTTCAAGCCATCCTACCCCACTTATAAGCAAGCTAGCTTCCATCATTTCGTGACGGATGGTGTTTAAAAGAGTTTTACCTTTGAGATTTTTGTTTATTTCAATGGTTTTTTTATCGTGCAAATACAAACCAAAATCAGGACTGTCGCCATTAAATGGGACTAGCTCAAGTTTTACTCTTTGGCCTGCAATTGATATTGTTTTAGGTAGCCCCACATTACCACCTTTCTGAAAGTTCTTTGTAGAGTTCTATCCCCGCAGCCATTGCAGTAGCCATACCCTCCATATTTTTTAAAGCGAGCTCCCAATCTTCCTCATTACTACCAAAAAACGGTTCTGCGATAGTAGCTGGACAGTGCGTTAATCTTAAAAACCCTGCTCCCCTACTTCCTTTCTGGCGTGGTTTGATGCCTCTACTGCGTAATTGTGGAAAACAATCTTCAAAAGAATCTCTTAAAGCACGAGCAAATAACCTTCCTTTTTCAGAAGTATTCCAATATAACCATTCATGACCCGTTGCTTTTGGTGTTGCCGCATTAAAGTGAAGCTCAACAGCAGCTTCAACTCCGTCGTTCCGTAAAGTTCTAGCCAACCACTTCATAGAACTCCAATAGCTGCTCCCCTTATAGGTAGAG